GTAGGCCGCCGAGTTAATCCTCGAATTAACCTCTGCAGCGAGATAAGAAAGGAGAATTAAGCCCAGCAACCAAGGAGACGAACTCACGAAACCAGCCCGTACGAGCTCAGGTAATTTGAGCATGGTGGGTTCCTTACATTGCTATGCTGTAGTCAAAGGTTCAGCCCGCAGCCGTAGACGATCTGCTACTAAGAGGATGCCATGGAGTGTGTCGCTATTGGCTGGGGCTGAAATGCAAAAAGCCCCGCACTAAGGCGAGGCTAAAATGTTGTGTGGTGACAGGATTCGAACCTGTGATTACCAGCCCAATCAAGACTTATTGGCGTTGCTATCATGGCATCCGGTCGTCTTACCGCTTGACCACACCACAACGGAAATAGCACTTTCGGGACTGTCGGACTTTATTAGCTGCGCCAGCTTTCTCACCGCAAATGCTATTACCTGTTGTGGTAAATATAGCCGCCGTAGCAACTTAAGAGTCACTAACGGCAGCTTATGCCCCTATTATGGGTAAATAGGTAAAACAAAGTCAAGCATTATCTATGCAACATGCTTAATTTTCTCTACACGTTTGCGACTGTTGAACGCATTTTCCATCGGAGCATAGAGCATAAACAAGCTTGCTTTGAGGATTTCAGCTACTTCTTTGCGGCATGTTTCCTCTGACGGCTTGCGCCACCCTTCCCCTAATCGACCACGGTTAATCTTGCGGGGCTTTGCAGTCGCATGATAGTAAGATGCAATGGCTCGCTTAGAAGAACCATGAGCGTAGTAGCTGAGCAGAATGCCAAAGGCTTTCTTGTCGATAAACATAACGGAATCTACGACCTGAGAAATCAACATTCCGTCATCATCATTGCACATCGGCCTACTTGGATTTTTGCTTGGCTCTACGCTTTCCATGAACTTGGCGATCATGTTGCTCATGCGTCTCTCGAGTCGGCCGGAGTAAACCCATGCGCCCCACAGCTCAAGCCAGCCATTAACCCACTGGTGCTGCTCATCTGAAAGCGACAACTCTTTAACTTCTCTCATGCTGAGCCCTCTTCCAGATTCTGTTATTAACAACGTTCTCTATCGTGCTTCTGGCCACATCAAATTTGTCGGCAATCTGAGCTTGGGTTAACCCTTCGTAATGCCAAAGCTCTAAGATGATGGGGATGTCATTGCTTCCAAGCTTTCGCGGGGCCGAAGGTAGGTTTTCCCCTCGCACCAGGTCATTCTTAGTGCTCCACATCGGCGCGGATACCAATCCTGCTTTGCAGACAACAATCCGCCCATTGCGCTTTTGCTTTAAGGCGTAGTGCCTGCCAGCATTGGATAGCCTCAGGTCACGCGCGCGGGCGATTGCCTCATTGATATCGGTAAACATCAGGCTGCCTCCTGGAGTTTTTTCAGTTCCCGCAATTTCGCTCTGTAACGCGCTCTAATCGCGTCTAACTCTTCGCGGGTGTATCGGTGTGGGTTGTTGTTGTTTTCAAGCGCTATGACTCGCTCAGCGCCGATTTTCGTGATGAGATTGATTCGGTATTGAGTGATTGCGCCGGAGTGATGTACGTTGCAGGATGCACACTGCAGATGGCAGTTATCTTCGTTGAACCGGAGCTGACCGGCCGCCGCTGTCGTTCTGAAGTGACCCGCGTGATATTCCGTTGCCGTTGTACTGCCGCAGCTAATGCAGCCACTTCCCTCATCCCTGGCTCGTATGTAATCGTTGAAGGCTCGCTGGGTAATGGCTATCCAATGACTCAACGGCTTCAAATCCGCCTTGCGCTTATTCCACTCACGGCGTGCAGATGCCTCAGACTGCTTTTGCTTGCGCTCTGATTGCTGCTTTGCGTGTTGGATTGCACAGGGTGGACTACAGACGATTTGAAGGGTGTTGCGAGGGGTAAACTTGGCTTTGCATTGTCGGCAGGCTTTAGGCTTCGGCTGCTTGATGCCTTTAGCCAATTTTCCCCTCCCAGTAGCCGCACGGCCACGTCCAGGGCTTCCACCATGTTGAGGTGCTAACCCAGCGCTCTACTTTCCCTTTCCAGTGAATAAATTCTCCGCAGAATGGACAAACCCTATCTTCGGTGAATGCGTTCAGGCTTTGAACTGTTCTTCCATCCAGGTAACGATTCCCGCATTCTGGACAGTGAGGGATCTCTCTCCAGCTACTCATCACCTTCCTCCGCGTTTCCGATTACCTCATCAGCCTGACGGTCTATCTCATCGTTGCACTGCTGGCAGATGTAGCACTCGTTCTCTGCCAATTCTGACAGGCAGCTGCAGCAGATATCTGTGCCGTATTTCTTCGGCACTTTCATAATTCCCGGGATAGCAATGGCGTTCATCGCACGCACCTCATCAGCAGAAACAGAACGGCATTACCCGGCCATGCGAGGCTGAGTAGCAGCATCTTTGTGGTTGATAGGGCTGGCTCGTATTTGCAGAAGAACTCGAAGCTACGGCCAGCGATGAAGAAGTAAGCGCAGGCGGCTATGATTACTACAGTGATGAGGATTAGCATTTTTCGTCACCCTTCATCATGAGGAATACAATCATGGCGGCACGCAGTGGGTTATTGCTTGATGAATGGATTGGTGGTTCCTCGTCGGAGTACCATCCAACACAATTGCTGGTCGCCATTACGAATGATGGGTTATCGAAAATCAAAGATATGTTGTTTTCAGTGATAATCGGCCACGCGTCTGCCGGGTTGTTACAGTAGTCTTTCATGTCTCCATTTGTAAGGATAACATCACCAAACCCTGCATTACCCATATCCTGGCAGTCATCTGGCATGAGTTCCTTGCCAAGATGATTGGCTACCAATTTATTAATCTCAAAATCACTCATCTTGCTGTAATCAGTCATGGCTTTCTCCGTGCGCGACGACGCAGCCACATGCTGTCGGCTAAGGTCGCGGTGTAATTGAATGTCGGGGTTAATTCGGATTTGGCGCGGGGCTTTCTGGTCTTGCGGTGGTCAGTCTTGAATATCAGGTTATCCATTATGATTTGCGTTGGACTTCGCTGGGTCATGCAGCTCTGTCTCCATATCGATTAGCCCACTCGATAGCGAGCCGGGATTCATCGCTGAACTTGACGCCATGCTCAGCACCAAACGCGTTTATTAGCTCAATGAGGTCGCGCATTTCGCCGACGGTCATCTTGCTTGTTGATTGCCCCAGAATGACAAAGCCACCGTCTATGCCAGGAACCGTTTCTTGCTTCTTCAGCGCCGCTGTGAAAACACACTTCCAGCTCTCAGAGCCCATCTTTCTCCCATACCAAACGACCTGCTCGCTGATGTCTCGCAGGGTTGCCCATAAACGTGAATTTTGCTCTAGGCTTCTGGTTGGCTCTTGGATGGTTACTGCGAGGGGTTTGTCTGGATTTAGTGGGAGGCTGTCGATGAAGTTTTTCAGGTTCTGGCGTATCTGTGGGCTTCTTAGGTAGAAGACCTGTTTAGCCATTTCTCCCCCCCTACTCTGCTCCTCAGCATCCTGTCCTGCTCGATTAATTTTCCAATCATGGCTAAGACAAATGCTATTTTTTGATCGGCACCGGATGTTTCATACCGCTGCATGAGTGTAAACTCAGGCCTATCTGCTGACCGCAAAGTCTTTTGAATTTCATTGGATAAAAAGGATGTATTCATGGGTATCCTCACGTTAGATATAACATGCCCTCATTGCTTGAGAGATAGAGCCGTATTGACGGCATTCGGAGAGGTGGAAAAGAGCACTAGGGAATATTGTGTTAGTTTTCTATGTCGTAGCTGTGGAAATCCTATTTCTTCGAATGTATATACATCATCTGGAGAAAGCCCAATGGAATATACCCGGCGCAACGCTGACGCAACTCTGCCAAATTATCCAGAAGGTAGATTTAGGCTTCTTTCTTACTTCCCAGAAGCAGTTGCTCATGCAGCGCCAAACGGTGTTCCACAAAGGGCTGCCGCGGCATTCGTAGAGTCAAAAGATAATTTACAGCGTGGCAATCATGAAACCTCTGTGATGCTATGTAGAAAAGTTTTAGACATTGCTACTAGGGTGCTTCTTGGTGAAGAATCAAATAAAGAACAGTTATCCCAACGCATTTCAATGCTTCATGGAAAGGGAAAAATAACGGAGCAGATGAAAGACTGGGCTCACATCGTCCGCATCGACTCCAACGGTGCGGTGCACTCAGATGAGGAATTTACCCAAAAAGAAGCTGAAGAGATGATCGGCTTCACTGAAGTTTTCTTGATCTACTCATTCACTCTTCCCGAGATGGTGAGGGCTAAGCAACACAAGCCAGAAGAGTGATTAATGGGCTGGCGTGTGCTGGCCTTTTCTTAGCGCAGCTTATCCATGGTTATCTCCTTTGCCATAACTGCCATACCACCACCCGTCATCACCGAGGGTTAGGTAAATTCTTTCCGCTCCGACCTCATCGAAAATTAAAGATGAGCATGAAAAAACACCAAGTCTATTATCGACTCGGAAACCCTCTGGGTTCTCTGCCACTCTAATTTTTTTGTTGTCATAATCGATTTCTATATCGACAGATTTTCCACGAAAAGGCATTGCCCGATTGAAGCACCCACCACTGGAGCCAGACTTGTTTTTCCTGAACTTAACAAAAGGTGAGCTTGGTTTTCGTGATTTGGCTTTGTTCATTAACGATACGAATGTCATTCGTTATCTCCTTTGCTTGGCAGGTCAGGCTGCCCGTGATCTGTAGCTATCCCAGGTGAACGCCAGCGTGCAGCCACCGCCATCATTCATGCGGTCAATAACTCGCTCGCCAATGAATGCTGATAGTTCTTCCTTGCTCTGGTTGCTTATCAGGATTGTCGGCCGCATGCGTTCGTACCGGGTGTTGATGATTTCGAACATAATCAGCTTCTCAGCCTCACTGCCGAACTGAACGCCAATCTCATCGATGATCAGCAGGTCTGGCCGGGTGAACTGGCGGATAACTTCGTCTTCAGTCCGAGTTGATGCCTTGGACCATGTCGATTTGTATTCCCGGGCAATTTTCAGTGCAGTGGTGAAAGCTGCAGGGCTCTGGTGAGACTCAATGACGCTCTTCGCGATAGCCAGCGCCAGATGATTTTTACCAGTCCCAGGCTTGCCGCACATGACCAACCCACCACCGCGCTGCAGGCGTTCTGGCCATTTCGATGCATAGGCTTGGCACACCTTCAAGGCACGCTTAGCTTCTTCGCAGTCTGGCACGTAGTTTTCGAAGGTGCATTCAGCGAATCGCTCGGGGATCTGCAGGTCGGCCTTGAGCCTCTCAACCGTTCGAATCCTTGCATCCTCGCCAGCTCGTGCCTTTTGGTTTTTCAGAGATGCCAACTCATCGCGCAAGCAATGCGGGCATGGGCTTGGCGCTGATGGAATCTTTACTGGCCCAGTTGAAAGCCGGGTTCTTTGCTCATACACGCCATGAGTCGGGCAATTTGCCGACACTAGCTCAACATGGCTGTGAGCAATCTCAACCGGAGGCTTGCTCAGCTCGGATAGTTTTTTCTCAAGGTGAGATATTCTTTCGTCGAAGTTCATGCTCACTCCATCGCCCAGGAAGGGATGTCAGTTTGTCCGTAATCTTTGGTGGCGAAGTTCTCTGGCAGAGCCCGCTGATTAGGTCGAGTTGGCTGATGATTCTTGGCGACCTTAGGTTCGAATATCCCTTGCCACCCACTGGCGATACTTTGGTTGATTATCTCTTCAGGTGCGTATCCCTTCTCACGGCTTTTCAGCAGGACGTTTATCGCCATAGTTACGCTCTGCATGGATTTGATCGACTTGCCGATCTCCTTGCGGTAGGTAACCCATGAAGACCATGTTTCAACAGGAAGCCATTCTGGTAACTCCGCTGTCATCGGGTCGAACTTCTGAGGCGATTTTTTGGGGGATATAGGGGGTTTATTAATATTGTCTTTAGTTGTCTTTAAAGAATGTCTTTTGTGTGTCTCTAACTTGGAGACTCCAACTGTCTCTAACTT